CAGTCAATACTGGTGACCTCTTCATAGATATATAATAAGCTAATCCTGAAACTAAACAAGGAAGAAAATAGTATGGAACATCTGCATTGTTATTATAATCGCCCGCATCTTGAATTCTATTCACATAGAAAAATTTAAGATTATACGCCTTATCGGGACATGGATATACCCATAAGGAAATATCATTCTCAGGTCTGCCAAAAGTTGCAGTTGGAGTTGTTCCTGTTACCGCCCCATTTATAACTGTATATTGAGTAGGCCTTGCATCTCCCGCAGCCTTCTGTGTCTTTCTGCTTAAATTCATGTATTCTGTTCTGGAAATTTTAGTAACAGCCACATCTGTTGTATCCGCGTCTCCTTGAAGTGTGGTAGACCCATCTGCAGTTGTGGTAATGACAGCATCAACTACGTCCACTACCTTTTGGTCAAGGGCATAACGATTCTGCCCTGCAACCATAGCGAGAGAGTCATAGTCAATTGTCCATAGATTAAGACCCCGATTAGCCCATTCTGAAAACATAAGATTCAAGGATCTCCTAGCAGTCTTTAAGTCATAACCACCAAGAACCTCAAGTCCGCATCTCTCGAATGCCTCCTCGATGATCTCTTCAATTTGAAGATTAAAAGTTCTAGTGCCTGAATAAGCCATAAACTTTTAACCGTATAAAATAGTTACTTTATCAACGTTTGTTAAAGTTGCATATCCACTAGTCGGGCAATGAAGACCTTGTCCCGGCATATCAATTTGATAATATGCAGGATTACCTGCAGTTCCAGAACCTATAGGTGTATCAAAAGTTGCCAATGAGGTTCCACTGGCTCCATTATCTAAGATCTCAATACTTCCTGCCGTGGTATCACTAACAAAATAAATTGACAGTATTCTACACGGACCAGCAAATATTACTCCCGAAGCTGCTAATCTTTTAGCTTTTGCACTTCCAATCCAATCACTCATAATTTACTCCTAAAAATGAGCTCCCGAAGGAGCTCATAAATGTTATTAACCAATAGTTGGTATTGGTGTGCCTAATGCTTCAGCTTTCCATGTGGAATTAGTTCCATCATCAGTAACACAAGTAAGTTTAACTCTTGCATTAACTGCTGTTGTAGCAGGAAGAGTTAAAGTATCGCCTGCAATATCAGATGCCGGATTAGCTGCAGTGCCACCCATAAGCTCTATAGCTCCATAAAAGTTTGAAACAGCTGAACCTGGTAAAACGAAAGTAACCGTTTTTCCACTCGCTACAGCTGTAGTAACAATAAATTCATATGTTGCTCCTACATTTGCAGTGCTTAATGCTGGCATATTAACTATAATATCGTCAGTTCCATCTATGCTAAATAGGGTCCCTGATTGTGCTCTAGTTAAAGTAGTTGTTACTGCTGCACCAGTATTTAAAGTTGAACTGTCTACTGTGACACGAAAATTTGGTCTCGTATCATAGACAGCCTCTTCTGTAACTGCACCAGTAGAAGAATTAATGGTAATTGATTTAAAACCATTCTCCGATCTAACCGGTCCATTAAAAGTTGTTGTTCCCATTTGTCTACCCTCCTAAATAAGTAGTCGTTTTAAGTCTAACGGGTTTTAGTAAGAAGGGCGAACTAATTTCGCCCTTCTTTATTTATTTTATGCTGCACCTGGAGTGCCAAATATTCCACGCCAGTCAGACCAGCCGAAGCTGTATCTTTCTCTTGCTTTATATCTAACGTTTCCAGTATCGAAGTCACCTTCCATTGCAGTTCTTATAGGCGCCCTATTGAAGTGTTTAAGTCCATTAGGGGCATCAGTTTTAACGTACCATGCATCTGTATCAACTAAGAAATTGTTGATTACATAACCTTGTGGGACCATGCCCATAGATTTAATTGCATTGATATCATTGTCCGCTGTACCTACGCGTCCTGCAGAGTTCAATAACCTTTCAGCTACAAATTGAAGATTTACCGGAAGAATTAATTTCATACCCCTAAGAGCAATCTTTAATCCTCTTTCATCCTTCATACCTGCAATTTCGATAAGTGCTGTTTCCAACGAAGTTTCGTTGAGATCAGCGGCAGTGCCTAATAGATTTGTTTGGTTTCCACTAAGAGTTGGGTGTGATGCAGATAGTAAAACTACCCCGTCACCACCAGTGTATCCAGATGTAGTTGAATTATTCAATACATTTGAACCTTTCACCTGTTTAGTGTTAGCCATTGATCTAGCCAATGCCTTTGTATATCGAGTGCTGATTTTGTCGTAAAGGTTGTCCTCTACGGCTTCTTCAGTTAATGAGAAAGCTAAAGCGACAGTCTCGTTGGTATACCTAGCAGTGTAAGTTTCTTGAGCGTCGTCGTAAACTACGCCTTGACCCTCAGGTTTTACACTAGCGTTGGCGAAACCACCAAGCATCACTTCTTCTTCGAACGCACGATCAGAACTCTCTGTTTCAAAGATTTCTGCGTTTTGATTTTCGTATCGGTCGTATTCTAACCCAAACAAAGCATTCAAGCCGGGTTCGAGCTCTTTGACCAATTGCATACGTGATATAACCATTGTTCAATCCTCCTATCGGCTTACGGGAATGAAGTAGTAAGAGTGGTTTTCAAATAACGACCTTCGTTCAATCTAACAATCCAGTTTGCATTGTCAGCTGAAGCATCGCTATTATCAGGATCTGTTGATATTCCCACAATAACGAATTGTCCAGTCGCACCTGATCCAATTAGCGTTCCTAGTTCTTCTTTTGATTGACCATTAACGGTAGACCCAGCTGTATATGCCATGTCTGCGTTAGAGCCAATTGAAGTTGGATCTGCTAATGTACCATTTGCTTGTACTTCATATAGCTTGTTCGGATCGTCATAGACAAAGGCGTAAATCTTTTCTCCCGAAGCCACGTTAATGGATCCCGGATAGTAATTTGACCAATATGGTTTTTCGGTCGTAGGATGTTTAGTTATGAAACAGCCATTGAAAACACCAATGTTCATAACGTTACTAGCAGCGGAAGCTCCAATATAACCTTTAGTCACTGCAGTACCGACTTGATCGGTTACAGTGCCATCACCTATAAAAACTAAATCGCCTTTATAAATAGCATTGGCTTGGTTATCCGCAATACGATACCTTGTGGTACCACCATTTTGGATGTTACTTCCTAACTCACCTACGGGTCTAAAACCAAATGGCGCGTCTTTATTTGCCATGATTTTTCCTCACAGTAATTAGTTGTGACCCACTCCTCATGAGTGTGTCAATTATGTGTAAATTATGTGGAAAACCTACTAGGTTTTTTTGCCACCAAAACTTACGCGAGTGCTTCTCTCCGAAGAGATTGGCATACTAGGATGTTGGTCCTTAAGTGGATCGTTTGCAATCGCTTCATCCTTATCTTTCGTCAGTTGATGAAAGTAAGCATTTCGCTCATTAACGGTTTCCTCAGGAATCCTTGCTAGCATTAAACCTCCAACAGCTATGACACCTTCATATTTACCTGAATCTAATTGAGGCCATTGAGTATCAGGATATTCATCCGCTCGGACAAATTCCCAACCTTCTCGCAGTCTGGCAGAGACATTTTTATTGTCCAGCTGTCCTACTACTTCGGCCCTTATCCATCGGTGCTTAAAGCCCTTTGGTGCAGGTGGTGCGTCTAGTTGTGACGGTGGAGCCCATGGTTTCCTTCGAGAAGTCTTCTCTCTGGTTTCAGACTCGCGTGATGGTAGTTTTTGCGGTTGTTTCGTTTTCATTATCATATGCCTACTCCTTCACGTACTTCGCATATTCGCTTAGTGGCACACCTAGTTTTTTTGAAATGGCAACCTGTGATGGTGTGAGTCTCACTGTGCCTTTGCGCCTTCCCGGAGATGCACTTCTATTAACAGAAGATACAGACTGGGTTGGCGAAACCTTGTCAAATCGGTGAGGAAATGTTTCCTTCATCCTTTTGTCTATTTCACTATAGTATGAATCGGATGTAGTGTCAAATCCTTCTTCCACCAGTTTACGATGAATTGAGAAGGATGTCAAGGTCATTGGTTCATCCTGTCCAAACCATTCGTTCTTGTTGGCCCATTCCTCCGCCTTTGGATCCGGCGGTCTTGGGGCTGGTCTTTGCTGTGGATACGGTTGCTGGGGCATTTGTGGCTGTCTTGGGTCCACACCTCGTGCCTCCATTTCCTGTCTTAATCTTTCACGCTGTGCCTTGTGGGATGCTGCTCGTTCCTCCTCAATGGCCAAACGGCTCAGCTTGGTTTGGGCGTCAACCTGTTTTTCAGTGTCCCCCAAATCCATAGCCTCTTTTAATTCTTTTTTGGCGTTGGAAATCTGTGATTCCACACGGTCACCGTATTCAGCGACGTATCCGGAATCAACTTGCTGTGCCCTGCTCTTTATTTCTTGCGCATCACGC